CGCTATTCCGGAATTGTTAGGCAAAAACTATTAGGCGTAGTTTTAGAATAAAACCACAAAGATAAGATTTTCTTTATAATCATTTCACGCGCGTGCGAGGGTATATGCGAAAAACCAGAATAGATAGTACCACAGGGATTACAGATTCATTTAGAAATGCGGGATTGCAAATCCAGCCGCCAGAGGGAATTGAGCTTAAAGATGATGAGCTTGTAATCTGGTCGCAGTTTACAAAGGCTAGGGCTGCGGATGCTTGGCGGGATTTTGATTTAGTCCTGCTTGCCAAGTCCGTAAAGCTAGAATCCAACATTCGGAAGTATCAGATTGAGCTAGATAAGTATGGCCCCATCATTGAGAACCAGAGGGGAACCCCAATTGAGAACCCGATGCTAAGAGCCATAGATACCTTGCAGCGCCAGCAGTTAGCTATCATCCGGTCTATGTCCTTAAACCAAACACCGCAAGACCCGCGTACTTTAAATACCTCTGCCAAAGAGGAAAAGAAGGCTCACGATATGCTTAAAAAGCATGGCGCGGAATCCTTGCTTGCTATGCCTGTATCCCACTAATTGCTTTGTCATGGGATCAGGCGTAAAATGTGTGAATGAATTACCAAAAGATATATCAAAATTTTATAGCCGATAGGCGCACAAAAGAAAAAGCCCTTTTGGATGGCGGCGTTTATTTTGAAAAGCACCACATTCAGCCAAAGAAGTTGGGCGGGTTAGATACCCCAGAAAACCTTATTTGTTTATCTTTGTTAGATCACATTCACGCCCATATTTTGCTTGGCAAGATTTATGGCGGATCTATGTGGGGCGCTGTGTTTTTTATGACAAAAACATCAGTTGGAAGAAGCTCTAAAAAAAGAATTCCAACAAAAAAAGAACTTCAAAAAATTGTGTTTGCAAAGTTAATGCACAAAAAACACATTGCTAAAAATGGCGGAGTAATGAAAGGCCGTAAACACTCAGAAGAAACTTTAAAAAAAATGTCTGATATAGGCAAACAAAGAGCAAATCAAAATTTACTTTGGATGCAAAACAACGCTGAGAAAATTTCTGGCGATAACCACTGGACTAGAAAACCGGAGAACAAAAAGTTGGCAAAAGATATTGCAATTGAAAACTTTAAAAAAGCATCAATGGCAAACATGGGGGCAAACAACCCCATGCACAAACCAGAAGTAAAAGAGAAACTAAGTAAGATTCAAAAGTTACACCTAGCCAACAAAACCGGCGCACACTCTGTTGAAGCCGTTGCCAAACGCCTAGCCAAACAACAAACAAAAGAATACAGGGAAAAAATATCTAGCCGAGTTAGCGGGAAAAACAATCCTATGTATGGAAAGTCTATGGCAGACAATCCAAACTCAAGAAAAGTTCTTTGCATTGAAACGGGTATAGTATTTAATTCTGTTAAAGAAGCTATAGTTTTTTGCGGCGGGGATGTAACAAAAGCGTGCAGAAACGGCAATAAAGCCGGAGGCTATCATTGGAAACGAATTGACCAACACAAAACAGACGGAAGAAATACAAAACTTGAAGCTGCCTAGCCATATTTACAACGCCATTGAATGCGGGCCTATACCAAAATTGCGGGACTGGAGGTCGTTGCCTATTGCTGAAATGACCCGCGCAGAAAAAGTAATGAAATTTTGTGAGGAATATATAAGGGTTCCGGAAGGAAAAAAAACAGGCCAGCCTATTCGTTTTGAGTTATTTCAAGAAGTGTTTTTTTATAGCGTGTTTGATAATCCAGCAGGAACGCGCAGAGCAATACTAAGCCAAGGTCGCAAAGGCGGGAAAACAGCCATTATTGCTTGCATATTGTTAGCGTATATTTGCGGCCCAGAAGCAAAATTAAACCAAAGCTATGTTAGCGGCGCGTTATCTAGGGATCAGGCTTCTTTGGTTTTTAATCTTGCTTGTAAAATGATTCAGCTATCTCCAGATTTAATGAAAGTCACCAGAATAATTCCAAGTTCAAAACGAATTATTGGGTTAGCTAAAAACACAGAATACAAAGCATTGGCAGCGGAAGGGAAAACCGCGCACGGGTTGTCCCCGGTTTTGGCTATTCTTGATGAAAGCGGGCAAGTTAGAGGCCCGCAATCTGATTTTATTGATTCTATTATTACAAGCCAAGGCGCTCACGAAAAACCAATGCTTATAATTATTAGCACGCAAGCCCCAAATGATAGCGATTGGCTTTCAATTGCTATTGACGATGCTATAAAAAGCAAAGAAGCAACCACGGTTTGCCATTTGTATCAAGCTCCTAAAGATTGCGGGCTTTTAGATGAAGATGCTTGGCTTGCCGCTAACCCGGCAATTGGCATATTTAGAAGCGTTGATGATGTTAAAGAGCAGGCTGAAAGAGCTATGCGTATGCCTTCTTTTGAGCCAACATTTAGGGTTTTGACTTTAAACCAAAGAGTTGAGCTTGTCTCTCCGTTTATCTCTAAAGGCGTGTGGATTCTTAACAGTCAAGAAGTAAACAATGCCGCGTTTTACGAGAGCGAAGTATATGTAGGCTTAGACCTATCTGCTAAGACAGACTTAACCGCAATGGTGATGGCTGCGTATTACGAGGACAAGTGGCACATTAAGTGTAAGTTTTGGACACCGGAAAAAGGTTTAAGAGACCGCGCCAAGCGGGATCGTGCGCCTTACGATGTGTGGGCAGAGCAAGGATTTATTACTTGTATACCCGGCGCATCTATAGATTACGAGAACCTCGCAAGGGATATTGCGGAATCTTTAGAGGGCTGCAACATAAAAGCAATTGCCTACGATAGATGGCGTATAGATATTTTAAAGAAAGAGTTTGACAAAATAAATGTTGAACTTCCGCTTGAACCTTACGGTCAGGGCTTTAAAGATATGGCTCCCGCTATTGACGCATTGGAATCTTTGTTGTTAAATGAGAAAATCGCGCATGGTGCAAATCCGGTGCTAACTATGTGCATGGCAAACGCAAGGATTGAAAAAGATGCTGCGGGCAATCGTAAGATGAATAAATTTAAGGCAACAGGCCGTATAGATGGCGCAGTTGCCCTTGCTATGGCGATTGGCTCTGCGGAAAAACATAACGAAGAATCAGGTGATATAGATGGGTTTCTTGCCTCACCAATTGTGACAAGGATGTAATTCATGGCGATTTTAAGCAGCATCAGGTCGTTTTTTGGTGGGGTTCTCGGCTTAACAAGGCAACCGGGCGTTCAAACTCCGAACCCTCAAAGTTATCCATCGGCATCTGCGGCAAGCGTAAACTTTGATAACGCTCTGGGTGTTTCTGCGTGGTGGGCAGGCTGTAGGCTGTTATCAGAAACTGTTGCGGGCTTACCTATTCGTATGTACAGAATGGTAGATGGCGCAAAAGCTCCAGATGAAAGCCACGCGCTTTGGTATACCCTAAATGTAAAGCCTAACCAGTACCAAAACAAAGTAGAGTTTTGGGAAACCGTAATGCTTAACTTGGTTACCACAGGAAATTCTTATGTAGCCATTGAGCGCCAAGGCAACCGCATTATTTCTTTACTTCCCTTAATGTCCGCGCAAGTTACTACGGAACTGTTAAATGATGGCTCGATAGTACACACTTACTTTACAGGCACTTCTACCCGCGTATATTCTTCGGAGAGTATGTGGCACATTAAGCTGTTTGGTAACGGTGTTATAGGGTTATCCCCACTAAGCCATGCTCGGCAATCATTAGGAATTACTATTGCTGCGGAGAATCGTTTAGGTTCGGTCTATCGCAACGGCGGTAAACCTACAGGCATTCTTATGGTTGACAAGTTGTTGACCAAAGAGCAACGCGCCCAGATCAGAGCAAACATGGCTGAGTTGGCTGAAGGCAATAACGATAACTTGTTTGTGCTTGAAGCTGGTATGAAGTACGAATCAGTAAGCATGACCCCGCAAGATATAGAGTTGCTTGAATCCCGCAGATTCCAGCTAGAAGATGTTGCGCGATTCCTTGGTGTTCCTTCTGTGTTAATTAACGATACATCCGGAAGCACCACATGGGGTAGCGGAGTTCAACAAATTATTGATGGTTTCTACAAGCTAAACCTGCGGCCTTATTTAGAAAGAATGGAAGCAGGCATTAGGTTAAATCTTTTAAGCGATGCTGATTCGCGTAAATATATGGTTGAGTTTGATTTTGATGCGTTACTGCGAATGGATCAATCAACAAGATTTGATGGATATAACAAAGGAATCAACGGTGGTGTGCTTACGCCAAACGAAGCTAGAGCATTAGAGGGATGGAAGTCAATGCCGGGCGGTGATAATTTACTTGTAAACTCAAGTATGATTCCATTAAACTCTGTCCAAGGTAGACAAGGAACACAAAATGGAAACTAAAAAGATTTCATTTCAGGACTTACAGCTAAAGTTTAGCGATGATGGCACGATGGTTTTTTCGGGCTACGCTTCTGTATTTAACAGCGTAGATTCCTATGGGGATACGATTGACCCCAAGGCTTACGACAAAACTATCAAAGACCGTCAGCGCCCAATCCGTATGCGGTGGAACCATTACGGCCCCGTTATCGGAAAGTTTACGCTCATCACGGTAGATGAAAAGGGTTTGTTTGTTGAAGGCCAGTTAACTCCGGGCCATTCAGTTGCGGAAGATGTATATGCCTTGCTTAAGCATGGCGCGATTGATGGGATGTCTATTGGGTATATTCCCAAAAAGATTAAACAGATTTCGGAAGATCGCAGGCTGTTAGAGGAAATTGAACTGGTTGAAATCAGTTTGGTTGAAGAACCTGCGGACTTAGGAGCAAAAGTTAACGATGTGAAATCTGCTTTAGATGCTTGTAAGTCGTTAAAAGAGATTGAAACCCTACTGCGTGAGGCTGGCGGGTTTTCACGGGCTGACGCTACGTCATTGGTGGCGCGCGTTAAGTCTATTGCACACGGAGAGCGTGATGCAGAAGAAAAAGCCAAAGAAGCTGTTAAACAAATGTTTAGCACTTTTAAGGTTTAGCCGCCAACCTCAAAACTTAATTTAAAGGAAATATCATGTCAGAAGAACTTATCAAAGCGACCCAAGAAGGTCTGAAGTCTGTAGAAGTTAAAGTTGGCGAGGCTCTTGCCAAGTATGAAGGCCAGTTGAAAGAGGCAGGCGATGTTGCCTCCAAGACCCGCGATGAACTGAAAGCTCTTACTGAGCATCATCGTGAGCTGTCCGATGCGTTTACCTCTTTGGCCCAAAAAGGCGTAAAGATGGAAAAGGATGAGGCTCCCAAGTCTTTTGGTCAAGAGTTTGTTTCTAGCGATGCCTATAAGAGCCTGATTTCTGGCGCTTCGGGCCGTGCGCGTATCGAACTGAAGAACACCATCATCGGTGAGGCAGGCTCTCCTGCTAACCCCGTGGATACATTGGCTCCTGCTGATCGTATGCCCGGAATCGTTGCTGGCGCTTTCCGTTCGCTAAACCTCTTGGATTTCATCCCCACGGGCGTTACCACCTCTAACTTGGTTGAGTACACCAAGGATGATGTGTTTACAAACGATGCAGTTGAAACCCGCGAGGCTGCTGCCAAGCCCGAATCAGATCAGACTTTCTCTCTTGTTTCGGTTCCTGTCCGCACGATCGCTCACTTCCTGAAAATCTCCAAGCAGGTTATGGATGATGCTCCGGCAGTTGCAACCTACATTGACCGTCGCCTTCGCCACGGCATCCTGAACCGCCTGCAAACTCAGGTTGTTAACGGCAACGGCACATCGCCCAACATCGCTGGTATTTTGGCCTCTGGTAACAGCACTACCGTTACAGCAGGAACGGGCGACAATGCAATCGACTTTGCAAGCAAGCTGAAGTATGCGGTTATTGCTGCTGAGTACACGCCTAATGTGTATTTCATCAACCCCGCAGACTGGGGCAAGATCGAGCGCATCAAGAAAGGCACGGGCGATGCAAGCTATGTTGCCGCTGATGGCGTTGTTTCTTACCTTAACAACGGCTTAACGGCTACCCTGTGGGGCTTGCCGGTTGTAGCTTCTAACGCTGTTCCTGCCGGTACGCTGATTTGCGCTTCTTCGGATGCAATGATGCTCTGGCAGCGTTCGGGTGTTGTTGTTGAAGCCTACGAGCAAGACGATGACAATGTGCAGAAGAACTTGGTCACGATCCGTGCAGAGATGCGCGGCGCGTTCTCGGTCTTCCGTGCAACGGCAGTCCAAAAAGGCACAATTCCTACTTAATCTAATTTAGATAGGACAGGGGGGCTTCGGCCCCCCTACTACCAATGAAAGTTAAAGCAATTAGAAGTTTTCAAAGCTCAACCCTCGGTATTATTGAAGCCGATCAAGTGTTTGACGCTCCAGATTATTTAGCTCGGCAGATGATTTCTGCGGGGTATTTACAAGCCTACGAAACCAAAGTTGTTATTCAGCGCCCTTTGCCGCCCGCAGCACCTTTGTCTGCATTGCCAGCGGGCCAAGCCTTACCGCAGACGATTGCGAAGCAGTCCGAAGATGGCGAGAAGAAGCGGGGCAAAAAGAAAAAAGACGAGTTATCGTAATAAACACATCGTATAAGTTAGCGCCTTGGGCAGATTACTTATATGCGTGTGATGCGGATTGGTGGGATGTGTATTACCAAGAAGCAAANTCTNAGTTTGCGGGCGAGTTGTGTACCCAAGATGTAAAAGCATGGGAAAAGTACGGGATAACCCGCATAGAGGGCCAAGCAAAGCCCGGATTAGGCAGAGAAAAGATTCACTTTGGCGGGAACTCTGGTTATCAGGCAATCAACCTTGCGTATTTGTTTGGGGCAACTAAGATCGTTTTGCTTGGCTACGACATGCAAAAAACGGATGGCAAGTCTCATTGGCACGGCGACCACCCCAAGGGATTGCACAAAAACCCAATGATGACTGTTTGGGCCAAGAACTTTGAGCAGTTAGCGCGGGATTTAAACGATGAGGGGGTTGAGACTATTAACGCCACGCGTAACACCGCGCTAGAAATGTTTCCTAAAAAGCCATTAGATGCAGCATTAAATCTTAAAAAGCAGGTTTTCTATGTTCAGGGCATGCAAGGGCTGGGGGACAACCTTCATCAACGGGCGATTGTGCGGGAGTTGATGGATAAGGGCGAGGTTTTCTTACAAACTCCGTGGCCCTCTGTTTATTACGATTTTGATGGCATTAAATTATTGCCACCAGTTACCCAGTTAAGGACACAGGCCAAAAACGCTAATCGAGAGCGCAGCAAATACACCTCTCAAAAGCCAAACGGCGTAAAACCTACGAAAGTGTGGTATTCGCACGATGAAGTAAGGCAATTTGGTAGCTTTTTAGGGGCAATGTGCGCTGGATTTGGGGTCAAAAACAGGGATTTTTCCTACCCAATAAGCCCCGAAATGTCCAAAAAAGCACACAAGTTTCTGACAAAAATAGGCTGTGATAAACCGTTATTGGTGTATAGGCCGCTAGTTGAGCGCACCGAATGGGTTGGTAGTTCGGCTAGAAACCCTGACGCAAAGGCTTATTACGAGCTTATTAAGGCCATAAAAGATCAATATTTCGTGCTAAGTGTTGCGGATTTACAACACAATATAGAATGGGCGGTAAGCAAAGACATAAACGCGGACTACGAAGCGCATAAGGGCGAATTAGAGTTTGAGATGCTTGCGGCGCTTATGTCTATGGCTTCTTTGGTGTTTTGCTCACCGGGGTTTGCCCTAATACTTGCCCAAGCAGTTAAATCTCCGTTAGTTGCTGTATTTGGCGGGCACGAATCAGCAAGGCTTTACGATCATGAAAACAAAACTGATCTTTTAATTTCGCCCAAAAACCCGTGTGAGTGTTTTAGCAAAACCCACCCATGCGATAAGCGGATAGATTTAGATTACTGGATGCCTAAACTTAAGGAATTTGCCAATGATTACCAGAAACCGCCCATCAGTTAATCTTTTCCCAAGAAAGTATGACACCTCTGGGTTGCCAAATAGATACTTTAATCCGGGTGAGCTAGAAGCGTTTCTTGATCTTATAGAATCGGTTAAGGCCAAAACGGTAGTTGAGTTTGGCGTAAACAACGGCAGAAACCCTGCGGCTGTATTTAAAAACCTTCCTCTGGTTGATTTATATGTTGGGGTAGATGTAACCCCAGATTATCAAACCAAAATGCAGGCGCAGCGCGGAGAGATTCCTGCGGTTCCGGGCAAATTGGTTTTGGGGAACCCTAAGTTTCAACTAATAGTTAAACCCAAGGGAACCTTTGAGCTAACCCACAAAGACTTGCCAAAGGCTGATGCGGTGTTTATAGACGCAGATCATTCTAGGGTTGGGGTTTTAAACGATTACGCCCTAGCCAAGCAAATTTTAAACCCCGGCGGCATTATTATGTTTCACGATGATAATTGTTTACCTGTTGTTGAAGTTACACAAACCTTGAACGAATTGTGTGAAAATGGCGCAAAGATATTCCATGTAAAAAATACATGGATTGCTTACGAAATGGGCTAGTTATGGAACCTTTGACACTTGAAGAAATTAAAACCCACCTGCGGCTAGATGTTGCGGGTACGGTTGATGACAATTTAGAAGACGCGCAGATTATGGCTATGGCTAAAGCGGCTCGTGGCGCGGCTGAAAGCTATACATCTCTAACCATTGCAAACCAAGAGAAAACCCTGCGGTATAACGCCTTTCCGTCAAAGAGCCTAAGCCTTAAAACATGGCCTGTATCCGATGTAGTTTCTATTTCGTATACAGATGTAAATGGCAATACTCAGCAGTATACGGACTTTATTCTTGATAACGAATCTAAGCCTGCTAGGGTTTACCCGATTAGTGACTGGCCTAACACCAAAGACACGCCCAACGCAGTCCAAATTGAGGTTAAGGCGGGCTTTACAGATGGAGAAAGCCCTAACCCATTTCCAATTCCAGACACGCTTAAACAGGCTATTTTGCTTCTTGTCGGCCATTTTTACGCAAACAGGGAATCTGTTAGTTACACACAGGTTTACGAGGTTCCGATGGGGGCTACATACTTGATGACCCCGCACAGAATCGAAATGGGAATGTAATGCAGGCAGGAAGATTAGATAGGCGCATCAAGATCGAGCAAAGGGTGGAAACCCCAAACGCGGTTGGCGAGGCGGTCATTTCCTATACTTTGCTTGCCGATGTCTGGGCAGAAAAGAAATTTATGTCTGGGCGAGAATTGTTTACTGCCGCCCAGTTTGTCCCAGAAGGGCAGGTTACATATAGGATTCGTTATTTAAACGGCGTAAATGAGAAATGCCGGATTGTAGATAACGAGGACACATACGATATTACCTATATCGCGGAAATTGGGCGGCGTGAAGGCTTGGCTATTACCGCCAAGAAACCAGCATGATTGAGGTGAAGATTGAGGGCTTAAAACAGCTTCAAGAAGCTATGTCTAATCTTAGCCAAGATATACAAAAAAACTCTTTGCGGGCTGCGGTTTCTGCCGCATCTAAGGTTATTTTAGACGAGGCTAAAAGGCTTGCCCCTCAAGGCGAAACTGGAAATCTAAGAAAGGCTTTATATAGATACAGGTCAAGGTCACAGTCTGCGCCAGGCAAGGAAACTTTTATAGTAGGTGTCCGCAAAGGCAAAAAAGAATATGTAGATAATGCAAGAAACAGAAGGCTTAAAAGGGTTGGCAAAAAATATACAGTTGAAGGCAAGGCTTATTACTGGCGGTTTATAGAATTTGGCACATCTAAAATGCCTGCTAAGCCTTTTTTAAGGCCAGCGTTTGAAGCTAAAAAAGAACTAGCTGTTGAAAGATTTAAAAGTAAGTTGGCTGAAGCAATCAAGAAAAATGTAATGAAATCACGAAAATGATAGAAGAATCTATATTTAACACGCTAAAAGGTTTGGCATCTAACCGTGTATATCCTTTGGTAATGCCGCAGAAAGCAACCCTTCCTGCGATTGTATATACAAGGATTGCAAACAACGCACAAAATGTATTAGAGGGCGGCGCAACTATTGACCAAATTAGATTTCAGGTAGATACTTATGCAAGCACATTTTTTGCTGCTAGATTGCTTGCGGCTCAGGTGCGGTCTGCTATGGAAAGCGCAGGGTTTAAAGCAACCTTGCAGACTGAGCAAGATTTTTACGAAGTAGAAGTTAATTATTATCGAATCTCACAAGATTACTATGTCTGGGAAAGGAAACTAGATCATGTCTAGCCAAGCACTTGAAGCACAAGGAATGGAATTAAAGATTGGGGATGGCGCATCTCCTGAAGTATTTACTGCGATTTCTGAGATCAAAACATTTACCGGCCCTGGCGGTTCGGCAACTGTTATCGATGTAACCGATCTGTCTAGCGCAGCCAAAGAAAAGCGTATGGGCTTGGCTGATGAGGGCCAGTTGTCCTTTACGATCAACTACATCCCCACGGATGACGAGCACGCTGCGCTGCGTGAGGCACGCGCAACCCGCGAAGAAACCAACTTTCAGTTGGTGTTTACGGATGATTCGCCTAGCACCACATGGAGTTTCTCTGGTTTCGTTACGGGCTTTTCTGTTTCAGGCGCGGTTGATGGCGTTGTTGAGGCAAATGTAACAATCGAAATTACAGGCGCAATTAGCGAATCTTAAAAGGATTTATGAATGACCATTCTAAGCCGTGACGCAATTTTAAATAGCGATGATTTAAAAAAAGAGGTTGTCAAAGTTCCAGAGTGGGGTGGCGAAGTAATAATTTCTACTATGACAGGCGAGGCACGGGACTTGTGGGAACAAAGTCTTGTTTCTAAAAAAGATGGTAATTTAGAAAATATCCGCGCTCGCCTGTTTGCTGCTACCGCAATTGATGAAAAAGGCAATAGAATTTTTAATGAAAAAGATGTTACCGCTTTAGGAAAAAAATCTTCTTCTGCTTTAGATCGCTGTGTAAAAGTTGCTCAGAAATTAAACAGGCTCACGGAAACTGAGCTGGAAGATTTGTCAAAAAACTAAAGGCCCGACCGCAAAGACAGTTTTATTTTTCCCTTGCGCTGAAATTAGGGATGCCGGTTGGGGAGATGTTGCGGAGAATGGATAGCGCAGAAATCTCCGAATGGATGGTTTATTTTAAACTTGTAAAAGAAGGGCCAGAAAAACCAAAAGCGGCAGATGTTATTAGGGCGCAATTTGCACACAGAGTAAGGAAAAAATAATGTCTTTAGGAAGGTTAGTAGTTTCTCTTACAGCAGAGACCGCCCAGTTTCATCAAGCCCTGGACAGAGCAAGTTTTTTGGCTCAAAAAAGTTTTGACAAAATAACAGGGTCTGCTAAAAGCGCAGCCATAGCAATTGGTGCTGGATTTAGTGGAATTCAAATAGGCCAAGCGTTTCAGAAAATCATTTCTGAAGCAGAGCAGGCGCAAACTAATTTACTAAGAACGCAGGCTTTGTTAACAGCAACAGGAGGGGTTGTTGGTCAAACTGCTCAAAGCCTTGTCCAGCAAGCAAAAAATCTTTCTGCGGCTACCTTGCAAAGCACGGAAGATGTGCAGCGGGCGCAGCAGATACTTTTAACTTATACAAACATTGTTGGAACCAATTTTGACAGAGCTTTAGAATTAGCAGCAGACCTTTCTTCTCTTATGGGGACTTCTTTGCCGTCCGCGGTAGAGACATTTGCGAAAGCTCTAGATTCTCCAGTAGAAAGACTTTCTGCTTTAACTCGTGTTGGATTTAACTTTACCGAGCAACAAAAAGATCAAATTAAAACGCTTGTTGAATCAAATAAGTTGTTTGAGGCTCAACAAATTATTCTTGATGTTGCGAGCAAATCTTTTGGTGGTTTGGCAAAAGAAGAAGCTCAGGGATATGCTGGCGCTCAAAAACAATTAGCAGAAGCGGTTAAAGACGCGGCCGATGAAATTGAGAAGCAGTTTGGGTTATTAGATAAGTCTACTCAAGTAATAAGGGGAATGGCTGAAAGTGTTACTGGGTTAACTAATTTTATTGTAGAAAACAAAACTTCAATTTTTATTTGGACTGCGGCGCTTGGTTCTGCAGGGCTTCTTGCTATATTGCCCAAAGTTGTTTCTGCTATGTATGCTCTTTCGGCTGCTGTTGTTGCTGTTAGTGCAGCTTTTCTTGCCAATCCAGTTGCTCTTGCAATTCTTGCAATTACTGCTGCCGCAATTCCTGCGGTTCAGCAAATAAACAGATTAGCAGAAGCAAAAAGAAATTTAGCAAAAGCAGCAGAAAATAAAGAGCTTGATGCGTTTACTGGGCGCTTGCAAAAGCTAATGGCTGTTATTAAACAAAGACAAGCTGGGCAAGCAACAGAAACAAAACAAAACGAAGATGTAAAGAAAACAATCAATAGTTTGTCTAATGAATACTATGCTTTGTTTTTAACTCGTGCTCAGTTATTGGGCATTGAGCTTGCTGGCAAAAAAGCTACTCAAGCAGAAATTGATAGTGCAAAAGCACTTGTTGGTGAAATAGAAAAAGTAGTAGAAGCAAGGAAAAAAGAAAAAGAAACAAAAGAAAAAGCAGATCAAATAGACAAAGATTTAACTGCTCGAGGCGCTTCTGTTTTTAATGAAACAAGAACTGCCCAAGAAGCGTTAAATATTAAACTTGAAGAATATAATGAGCTGTTAAATGCCAGCAAGATTAGCGTTGACACATGGAGAAGGGCTACAACTAGCGCACAGCAAGAAATTTATAATCAACAAGAATCTGTTAGAGATTCCTTATATGAAGGCCTTTTAACAGAAGAAGAACAGATTATGCAATCCTACACTCGTAGGAAAGCAATGATTTTGACTTTGACAAAAGAAGGTAGCACCGAGCGCAAAGATTTATTGACAAGATTAGAGGAACAAACAAACGAAAAGTTATCTGAATTAAATCAAGATTACTGGTCTAAATGGCTTAAAGCTGCGGAAGAAAGTTTAACTGATTACGATGAGTTATCTAAAAATGTTGTAAATTCTGCTACCGAGCGATTTGGAACTTTGTTTGAGGATGTTATTACTGGAAGCCAAACAGCGGGAGAGGCGTTTAGAGAATTTGCTGCATCTATGGCTCGTTCAGTAATTAACGCAGCAGGACAGATGATTGCCCAATGGCTTGCTTATAAAGCGGTTCAAGCTACTATTGGTAGCGGTGCTTCTGCTGGGGCTGCAACAGCCAAGACCGCAGAGGCGGCAATGGCTCAACAGATGGCCGGTCTAAATGCGTTTGCAAGTACGGCTGCGATTCCTGTTGTTGGCCCAGGCCTTGCTCCTGCTGCGGCTGCTGCGGCGATTGCTGCTACTACTCCAATGGTGGGCGCGGTTGCCTCTTTAGCTGCCGCAAGTTTTGCTGGTGCGTTTGACAAGGGCGGCATGATTCCCTCTGGGAAATGGGGTATTGTTGGCGAATATGGCCCTGAGATCGTACAAGGCCCGGCATCGGTAACTAGCCGCACAGATACAGCCGAGATGATGAAGCGGCAAACCAATATTCGGATCGTAAACGCTTTTGATAGCCAAGTTATTTCTGACTATATTGGCAGCGATGCGGGCGAAGAAGTGGTTATGAACATTGTGAAGCGCAACCAATCAGCCATTCGCGGGCTGGTAACGACATGAATGTATGGCCTTTTATACCGCGTGAGGAATTTTTAGAAACTGCGGAATGGTCAACCGATGTTATCCAGTCTAAAACCGGAGAGCAAAGAATAGCGTTAAGGTCAACGCCAATCACAAACTTTAGGTTTGAGCATACCTTTTCCGCTCACAAATATACCTTAGCCCAATCTTTAATTGAGGATGCGGGCGTAGATACATTGTATATCCCTGATTGGACTGCCCGCAGAATTGCGGATGCCACTCCTTCTGGGGACACCATAGATTGTGATTCCACGGGGATCGAGGCTGGGGATGAAGTTATTCTTTGGGCTAGCGATGTTTTGTATGAGAGGTTTACGGTTGATTCCGTCACATCTACCTCTATAACCGCAGAAAATGCCTTTGTTAAGGCTTATGCGGTTGCCCCGTATGTTATCCCTGTAAGGTTAGGCAGAGCCGTAGAGGGGCTAAAAGGCACTCGGCTAGGGGCTAACATTGTGAACGCCCAAGTAGAGTTTGAGATGGTTGAGAACTACGATGCGGGCGATGATATAGGCTTGCCTACTTATTTATCTAAAGAGGTGCTTATAAATGTTCCTCTTTTGGGTAGCGGGTTATCCACAGAGGTTATGAGGGAGGCCATGCGGGTAGATAACCCTTTAGGCACTTCCTTTATGTACCCAGAGTTTGATCGGGCTAGGAAAAGATTTACTATGGCTTGGCACGATTTTACGCCAGAGGAAATACTTACTACCAAACAGTTTGTATATAGCCGCAGGGGTAAACAAAAGGAGTTTTGGCTTCCCACTTACGATCAGGATGTTAGGTTAACAGCAAACATTGCCGGGTTAAGTATTACAATAGAGCCTGCATTTATAGTTGGCAATCCTGAAAACTTGCACTTAATGGTTCAAGACGGCAGCACAAAATACTATACAAGGGTCACTGAGGTTGCGGCATCTGGAGCAAACCAAATACTAACGATAAATACAAATGTTGGTAATATCCCCAAAGAAAACGGAAGGGTATCCTTGCTTACATTGGCGCGGTTTGATTCCGATAGAGTTGAGTTTCTTAACCGCAATGGACTGGGTGTTTCTGTTACTGTTCCTTGCGTGAGTGTTTAAATGTATACACCTACAGACAACTCAATTGAAAGCGGGCAGCCAATATATTTATATGTGCTAACCAACGATCTTGGCACATACAGATATACAAGCCGTGAAACCGAAGTTGTTTATGATGAGAATACATATAGCCCAGAAGCTATAAGCCACGGCGCGGTTAGCAATAGTGGGGACATGACAAAAGATAGGCTAGATGTAAACTTTCCAATCACAAACGAAGCGGCTAGAGATTTAATGATTGGCAATTCTGAGCAGCCGTCAAGCATTACGGTTTTAAGGGGCCACAGCACGGACAACGATTTCCAGTTTATTGTTTACTGGAAAGGCCGTGTGGTTAATGCTGTTGCAAACGGCGCAACGGTAAAAATGGAGTGCGAATCTATATTTACTAGCTTGCGTAGATACGGGTTGCGGGCCAGATACCAAAAAACCTGTAGGCACAATTTGTATAGCGAAGGGTGCGGCGTTGACAAGGAAGATTTTAAGGTTGAGGGCGAGGTAAGCGCGTTAAATGATTTAACCCTCACCATTGCCGAGGCCGAAGATTTTGATGATGGATATTTTACTGGCGGCTATATTAGCTTTAACGGCGTTACGCGCAGGATTGTTGCGCACGAAGAAGATCAAGTAACTATCGCAAGGGCGCTGGAGGCTTTAAGAGATGCCGAACTTCCTGCGGAGATAGATTTATATCCTGGTTGCGATAAACTAAGAACTACTTGCAATGATAAGTTTGATAACCTTCCTAACTTTGGTGGGTTTCCTTGGATACCAATTAGAAACCCATTTGGCGGTTCAAGCATAATATAGGGTGAGATTATGTGGTGGTTTATTGCGGCTGTATTTGTTTCTGTTGCAATTTCGTTTTTGCTTATTCCAAAGCCAAAAACGGTTACACCTGCTATTGGTGAAGTAACTGCGGCAACGGCTGAAGAAGGCAGAGAGATTCCCGTTTTGTTTGGCACTCGAGAAATTTCTGGCCCTAATATTGTTTGGTATGGCGATATAAGGGCTCTTGCGATTACCGTTAAGAGTGAGGGCAAAAAATGAGCGATGAGTTAATGGTAAACATTAAACACGCTAAAGCTCTTAAGTATTGCTCTAAAGGCGTGCGGAACTTTTTTAACAAGCACGGTTTAGACTATTCTGCTTTTGTCACTACTGGCGTTCCCGCAAGCAAGATTATGGCTACTAATGATTTGATGGCAATAAAAATGGTGGAGGTTGCTCGTGTCGGGAAGTGATGATAGCGAACAGACTATAGGATATGACTACCTTGTAGGTGTTCATTCGGCTTTGTGCCACGGGCCTATAGATAAAATTATCCGTATTCGTGCGGATGATAAAGATACAAAAATTGATGAAAGCTACGGCGGGCGAATTGTTATTAATATGCCCAAACTTTTTGGCGGGCAGCCTCCAGAAGGAGAGGGCGGGCTAAAGGGTGACATAGATTTTCTTCAGGGCGGGCCATCACAAACAGCTAACGATTACTTAACCGCAAAACTCCCCAATGGATTAGTGCCTGCTTTTAAAGGCGTTGCCTCTCTTGTATTTCGTCAATTCTATTTTGGCAGCTCTCCCTATCTTAAAAAAATGGGGTTTAAAGCTCAACGAGTATTTGTAAGCAGTAGAGGCCAACCACAGTGGCAGCCAACACTTGCGGCTGTAAACACAAAGTTTTATAGGAAATCAATAAACATTTATATGGTTCTTGATATAAGTGGGTTTTCAACTACTCCTGTAACTGGCCCTTCTTCAAGATGGGATTTGTCAAGAAGCGCGGGCATAAAAGGCTTGGAATTTTTGTATGGGGTTTTTGACGATATTACAATCCCTGTAAACCTTTGGGTAAGGCCTGATGATTATGTTGAAAACAAACAAGGATTTAAAAAATACAATATTGAGAAAGAAGATATATTAGAAGCTATTGAGCTTCTTGAGGATACAACTGGATGGTTTACCGGAACATCTAATCCTGCTTTGGCTGCGCAAGGTTTAAATACTTATTTCCCAAGCACAGAAAAACATAGTAGCGGATTTTTATTAGTTGGCCATGGATCTGTAAACCCAGATATAAACACCGATAACTTGCGGGAAAATGTTTACTGGGATCAGTATTATCAAAACAGAGGTAAATATACAAAGAAGAATAAAAACGAAGTAGATGCGTACGGGTTTGTTAGCTGGGATACAAACACCGGAAATGTTAATTGGATCGATAACACTCCGTTAGATATTATTCCAAGAATTGAATCTTTAAACGATATATCTATTGCAAGCGCAATAGAAAAAATTGTTTTTAAGGATACTTACTCAGACCTTAACCCTGCGCACATTATCAGGGAATGTTTAACTGACCCAGATTGGGGCATGGGATACCCAACCACAGATATAGACGAAACATCTTTTTTAGATGCTGCGGTTGCTCTAAAAGCAGAAAAACTTGGGCTTAGTTTAATCTGGGACAGGCAGATTAGCATTGAAGAATTTATTCAAGAAATTATTAAACACATAGACGGTGTTTTATATGTTGACCGTCAAACTGGAAAGTTTAAGTTAAAACTTATTCGCAAAGATTATATTGTTAGCACGCTGCCTGTATTGGATGAAGATAATGTTGAAAAGGTAACGGACTTTACTAGGCCTTTGGTTGGGGAATTAGTTAACAGCGTAACGATTAAATATTACAGCGATGAAACAGATTCCGAATCATCTATAACGGTGCAAGACCCTGCGCTTTTAGATGTTCAGGGAACTACCATAAACACTTCTATCAACTACCCGGGGTTTACCCTTAAGTCGGTAGCACTAAAAGCCGCAGAAAGGGATCTGCGTGCGTTGTCCTCGCCTTTAATTACTTGCTCAATTATTGCAAACAGAGAGGCCGCATCTTTAAATGTTGGCGATGCTTTTGTGCTTACATGGCCTGATTTTGGTATTGAGCAAATGATTATGCGGGTTGCCTCTATTGCGTACGGAGACGACAAAAATAACCGCGTAAAGATTAAAGCAACTCAAGATGTATTTACTACGCCTAATTTAGGGTTTATTTCTGAGCAAGAAACAGAGTGGGAAGACACCGTTTCAAACGCTGTTGAAATTGAAGAAAGCATTTTGTTTGAGTTGCCGTACTATAAAAATGTTAAAAGGCTAGGAGAAGAAATAGCCAATGAAATTTTTACAGAAGATCCTGATACTGGTTATTTAGGCGCTGCGGCTAAAAGGCCGGCTGGCACACCTATCAACGCCAAAGTATATGTAGACGAAGGAAGCGGGTATACACAAAGAGGCCTTTTAAACTTTTGCCCAACCGCAACTTTGGGTGAAAATATAGATTACTTAACAACAACTTTTGATATTGAAAACTTATCAGATTTAGATTCTATTGCGGTTAACTCATGGCTTCAGATTGACAATGAGTTGATGGCGGTTGTTTCTGTTTCTGAAGATAGCATTACTGTTAAGCGCGGAATATTAGATACAGTACCTGTTCCTCATTTAGAAGATGCTGATATTTATTTTTGGGACACAATAGGAATTGCCAATCCTCCGTTATTTATTAGCGGCGATACAATCAATGTAAAACTTGCGACAACAACATTTAGTGATGAGCTGGATATAGATATACCAACTCCGCAATCTTTGTTGTTTGCTCAAAGAGCTGTTAGGCCATATCCCCCTGGCAAAGTAAAAATAAATGACGAGTATTTCCCAACTGACCAGCAAAGCGGAATTGTAGTTTCTTGGGTGCATAGAAACAGATTGCAGCAAACTGGAGGCGAAATACTTGGGTTTGAGGATGATGGCGTAACCGTAGAGGATGGCGTTACATATACAGTTCAACTGTTAGATCAAGCCGAAACTTTGTTGTTTGAGGAGACAGGAATAACTAGCACATCTTTTGAGATTCCTTCAGGCTATATACCTCTTGAAGAATTTTGTTTTGTAAAAATAAAGGCTGTGCGAGATGGTATAGATTCTTTTCAATCGCATTTGATTAAAGTAACGCTTCCTATTAGCGGGCAGGATATTGGGTTAGTTATGGATGATGATGCTGCTGCGCCAGATGGCGATGATATTAACTTTGTATTAGGAGATTAAGGTGGCAACTATTTTGCAAGGCGATATGGTTATTGGCTCGGCAACTGGCAAGATTACTTTGCATACCACATCTCTATCCGGGAACAGAAGAAGCCTTATACCCAAGACCGCATACTCTACGGATTTTAATCTTGGCGAAGGGTTATGCGTTTCGCCTTCTAGGGATAAGGTTTACTTTATTGCAAGCGCAACTCCAACTGTAAGAAAGTTTGATGTTGCTTCTGAAACTTTTAATACAGCGCCAACAGATTTGCCTGTGGGAACTATTTATTCTATGGCTATCAATTCTGACGGATCTGAGATTTGCGTTACTTCTGCGGGAAGTGCGGGAGCAAATAGATTTATTAGGTATAACACTTCTAATATGTCTAAACTTACCGATCCAAGTGTTTGGCCTACTGGTTTATCAAGAAAGCCGGGATACTCTCCAAACGGAACTTGGCTTGCAGTTCCGCACGAAACAACTCCATATATTACTATTTACGAGTTAGCAACAATGACTAAAGTTGCAAACCCAGCCTCATTGCCAACTACAAGTATGTATGGCGCGGCGTTTTCGCCAGATAGCTCATTGCTTGCAATTGTGGGAGCCTCTGGATCAACGCTTATTGTATACGAAACATCGGGGTGGACTCAGGTAAGTATTGCTTCTTTGCCTTCTCACCTTTCTTATTATGTTGAGTGGAGTCCTGATGGTAGCAAGTTGGCTGTTTTAAATAATAGCGGGCTAACTTATACAGTATACGAAACCGCAACATGGACAAAATTAACCAATCCTTCTTTGCCTTCTTATGTTGCAGGCGTTGGTCGCGGAATTAGTTGGTTAAACAATGACATTTTTATATTAACTTTTTGGAGCAACTCAACAAGTCAAAGCGGGACCTTTTGTACCGTAAATATAGAAACTTCAACACTTCTTAACACTCAAGACAATAATCTTTTGCAAATTGGCACTTTTGCAACAACAATTGCGCCGGGTGGAAACTATAGAAAGCTATCTGGCACGGTAGTAAGTGCAGACAGTCCTGCTGACCCGCTAGAAAGAAAAGTTCGGGTTTATGACAAAAACACCGGATTGTTTATATCTGAAACAGAAAGCCTTTCTGACGGAACATTTGAGGCTATTGTGTATAGCGGGCAAGCTTGTTATGTTGTTGCGGTTGGTGATGAAGGCCCGCCTTTTGAAAATAGCAAGATTAAAGATCGAGTTGTTCCTGTTGTTTTATAAACATATTTGGTAAAATTTAATTATGAATACCTTATCTGAATTTAAGCGCGGCGATACATTTAGGCTTGTATGTACTTACAAGGTCGACGGACAGCCTGCGGCTATTTTGGGCAAAACCATAGCCTCTCAGATTAGGCGATCAAGCGGGGCTTTGGTGGCGAATATGGCGGTTGAGCCTGATGATGAAGATCCAGCAGTATTTGTCCTTACCCCAGATACAGATACCGCCACATGGCCCTTGGATGTGCTTCTCTGCGATATAGAGATTACAGAAGAAGGGTTTATTAAGAGTAGCGAAACAATCAAGATTCCGGTGGTGGGGGATATAACACGATGAGCGCCACTATTGAGCTTGCCCAAGGTACTCCGGTATCTATTGAGATTGTTCAAGATAACAATCCAACCTCAATTGAGGTAGGCGTTGGCGTTCCCCTTGCGGCTGGAGCTTTACTTGGCGCTTATGGCTCGTTTTACGATGTAACTACTCAATCCCTTGTTACTGTAAATGTATCCAAAAAGATACAGGTAGGCGAAGAATCAGAATCTAATGCGGTATCTATAGAGGATGGCACAAAGCTAACCTTTGACCGCAAGGGTGTTTACAATGTCCAATATTCGGTTCAGTTTGTAAATACCGGAAACTCTGCTTATGTTGCGGATATTTGGTTATCCAAAAACGGTACAAGAGTTGAGGACACAAACAGTAAGTTTAGCGTTCCCGGCAAGCAAGGCCAGATCAACGGGCATCTTATCGGCGCGGTGAACTATATTGTTTCGCTAGAAGCTGATGATTACTTAGAGCTAGAGTGGACTGCGGAAAGCCTCTTAGTCCAGATTGAATCGGTTCCTGCGGCTAACGGATACCCAAGAACACCGGGAATTATCCTAACGGCCCAACAAGTAATGTATACCCAGATCGGCCCCAAGGGTGATAAGGGAGACACAGGGGACAAAGGCGATACTGGAGATACAGGCCCGGCGAATACTTTATCTATCGGAACCGTAGTTGATGGTAGCCCGGCAAGCGCAACCATTACGGGAACCGCTCCTAACCAAACCTTAAATTTAGTTCTCCCCAAGGGTGATAAGGGAGATACTGGGGATAAGGGGGATACGGGAGATACAGGAGCAACTGGCCCGCAAGGTATCCAAGGCATTCAGGGCGAGCAGGGTATACAAGGAATACAAGGGGAAAAAGGCGATAAGGGTGATAAAGGCGATACTGGTGATACTGGGCCTCAAGGCCCAAAGGGTGATACCGGAGATATTACGCCAGAGCTTCAACAGCTTTATGAAGATACAGAAGATGCTAAAGATGCGGCGGCTGCATCTGCGATTCAAGCAAAGTACTACACCAACCTAGTTCTAATGGGATTCTAAAATGGCAAAGTCAACTAATCTTAACTTTACGCAAACACTTAAGCTATCTGCTGCGGTTATCACACCAACCGAAACTACAACGGCTCAAACCGTGTTTACTGCTGGTGCTGAGGATGCGGTATTAAAGGCAATCAATGTGGCAAGTACGGACACAGCCGCACGGGTTTTAAGCCTGTTTGTAAATGATGGCTCTAACGACATTCTGATTGGGCGTGTAAACATCCCCGCCAACTCAGGAAACAACGGAACTGCGGCTACGGTAGACCTTTTAGGCGGCACTCTTATGCCGAGCCTTCCGTACGACAGCAATGGCAAGAGAATTTTGCCTTTACCTGCGGGATATATTCTGAAAGCGGGTACTACAACCACAGTAACTTCAGCACAATCTATTACAGTAACCGCTATTGCGGAAGATTATTAAATGCCCGAGAAGTTAAGCCAAGGGCCGCGTATTGGATACGACTTAGCTAAGACAGGGGCTGGTTTGTCACGAGGTCCGTTCAAAGGAAAGACGTTACCTGCCGCCCCTTGGTCACAAACGTGGCCCGCCCCACAAGCGAGTTTGGATTTAGACTTTGCTAATGACAGAGGATATGTCAGAGGTGTAGGGCAAGGCAGGTCTATGGATGCGGTTACCTTTACTAGGGCTTCTAATGCTACCTATGTCAACGAGCAAGGGCTGTTAGTTACTCATGCTAATCAGGGTGCGCTGGGGAATAACCTAATTCAATTTCCGCAGGATTTTGATAATGCTTATTGGGCAAAATCAAATGTAACCATAACGGCAAATACGGAAGTAGCGCCAGATGGAACATTAACGGCAGATACTTACAAAGCAACTTCAACTGCATCTGGCATTAGCAGATCATCAATAGTAAGCGCAGGAACTTTTACTTTATCTTGTTATTTTAAAACAAGCGGTTCTAGTAGCGTTGGTTTATTGATTACAACATCTGGCAACGGAACAATAGGGACTTTTAACTTAGTAAACGAAACATATACTATATCTGCACAAGGAACTGGTGGAACAACTTCTAATAGAAGTGCAACAATTACAAATGCTGGTAATGGATGGTATCGTTGCTCTATTACTTGTGATTCAAGCGGAACAAACAATATAATTATTGGAGGAGCAGGGCTTATAACAGATGATTTTTATCTCTGGGGCGCACAACTAGAACTCGGCTCCACAGCAACGGAGTATTTTCCAACTAACATAAACCAGCCACGGTTTGATTGGGCGAGTACGGCGGTGGTGGCGAATAAGAATGATTTTATTATTTACACAGAGCAGTTTGATAACTCATCATGGCTTAAAGTTAACGCCTCAATATCTGCTGATGTCATTGCTACAACAGACCCTTTTGGCGGAAACAATGCGGATAAATTAATTGACAATGCAACAACAAATTTTCATCTTGTTCGTCAAACTCACAACTCAATTCAAAATGTAAGCAAAGCAACTTTTTCCGTTTATGCCAAAGCTGCAGAAAAATCTTGGCTTCTTATAAGCGCTTATATTTCTACCGATGCTATTTGTTATTTTAATTTAACAAACGGTACTCTTGGCACAATGGCCGCTAACTGCACAGGAACAATTACATCTGTTGGGAACGACTGGTATAGATGTAGTGTAACCAGAACAGTAACAACTGGAACTTATAATATATTGCATATTATTGCAGTTGCTAATGGAAATAACGCTGGAAGTTATCTAGGAAACGGTACAGATGGCATTTATGTTTTTGGTGCAAATCTAAACATTAATAATGATTTGCTTGACTATCAACAAGTTGGCTCTGCGGTTCCCTCTACCACCCCCCTCACCGCCAACCCGACATCCAACGGTCTGCTAATAGAAGAATCCCGCACTAACCGTATTCTGTGGAATAGGGATGCTACGCAGGCGAACTGGGTTAAGACTGATGTAACCGCAGCCAAAGACCAAACTGGCATAGACGGTGTTGCTTCTGCGGCATCATCTCTAACCGCTACTGCGGATAATGGCACTTGTATACAAACGATTACACTTGCGTCAGGTTCTAGGACTGGCTCTGTATACCTTAAGCGCATCACAGGCACTGGAACCGTACAGGTAAGCCTAGATGGTTCTACATGGTCTTCTGTTGAACTATCCAATACAGAGTGGCGCAGGATTGTTCTATCTGGAACGGTAACTAATCCAGTTGTTGGAATTAGGTTAAATACAAGTGGTGATTCTATTGCGATGGATTACGCACAGGTAGAAGATGGTGCGTTTGCTACTACGCCTATTCTTACTACGACTGCTACGGTGACGAGGAGTGCGGACTTTGCGAGTATGCTTGGAGAAAACTTTTTATCATGGTATCAATTTGATAAAGGAATGTTGTTTGTTGATGCAAAAACGAGCCCCGCAATTACTGCCGTAAATCATTTTTATGTTTTAATCCAAAACAATTCAGGCACAAATGTAGTAGTTATTTATAGAGTAAGTAGTACTGGAAATATAAATTCAGATATTATTGTTAACGGAGTTGTTCAAGCCTTAATAAGCACAATAAATCCCGGAAATAATTTGTTGTTTAAATCATCGGTAAGAGTTCAACGAGATAATTTTGCAATTTCTACTAACGGACAAGTTGCAGTAAATGACACTTCTGGTTTAATTCCTTTTGTTGACAGAATGTTTATTGGAAATCGTTCTAATGGCGACAGATGTATAAACTCCACAATAAAAAGAATTTTATTCTGTCCTAAAAATTTAAACGATGTGGTATTGCAGGAGTTGACCAAGTGACAGACTATTATCTTCGATTTGACAATCGCCAACTAATGCTAGAAGCCTTGCGCCCACTTGGTATGACTTACACCACAGATGAGGTAGAGATGGTTAGCCAAGGTGGACACCAATATGCTTGCTGGCTTGTGGGAGAAATCGAAGGGGCGGATGGGGTTCATCTAAACCTGCGTGTGGTTGATCCTGAGTTTGATGTAAGCAGCCTAGAGCAGTATGCTGTAAGCCCTCAACATCCTCGGTGTGTGTGGGCGTGAAATACCTACTACCTTTCCTCCTCTCGGGCTGTGCGTTTTTTGACAACCCTGCGGCGTTTGAGGCTAAGAATAAGCCTGCAAAGCTAATAGAGGCTAGGGTAGTGCATCAGGCTGAGTTGCAAGAGATATGCAAAACGAATAAAGATCTATGGGGCTGTGCGGTGATAACCCCGAATAGATGCACTATTTACACCGAACGGTATACAACAGAGGAAATATTCGGGCATGAACTAAGGCATTGTTTCTACGGGCAGTTTCACGATTAGGGGGGTTTATGACTGAGTGGATTGCGATAATTGCGTTTTGTGCGGGAAACCAATGCGCTTTTTGGGCTGAAACCAAAAAACCCTTCT